TTCAGCCCGCCGACTGCGCTGCGATCTTGAACGTGTAGAGATCGGCCTCGCCGGCCTGGAAGATCACCGGGCCGGTCAGGGTCACCTGGATCGGCTCATCGCTGAACCAGTCCACGTCGCCATCTACGGTCAGGTCGACGTTCGGGATGGTCAGCAGGCCCTCGTCGCCGCTGATGCGGTCCTGCATGTCGCCCAGGATCTGGAAGGACTTGCTCGGCGTGGTGCCGCCGCTGATGGCGGTTTCCAGATATGCGTCGTACTTGTAGTTCGCCACGACGGTATCGCCCGCCTGCAGCTGGCCGCCGGACTTCGGAATCAGCAGGCCATGCGCCGAGTCGAGGGTGTAATCCGTGCCCTTGACCAAGTCGACCGCACCCTTCTTGAACGTCGGCTCCGGGTCGGCCAGAAGGAAGTTGTGCGGCAGTTTCACTGGCGTGTCCGCGCTACCCACGGTCACGGAAACGTCGGTTGCGGTGCCGGCGGCGACCTGGGTGGCCACCAGCGTGCCGTACAGCATGCGGGCCAGGATGGCCGGCGGTACTTCGAGCGCGGTGATCGAGACGCTGGTGACACCAGGGTTGGAATCCTTGTGGATGATCTGCTGATAGCGCGCATCGCGGCGCTTGCTCTTGATCTCCACCGAGTCGCCAGCTTCGTAGCTGAACGTCAGCGACGACTGTTCCAGCGGCTGGTTGCCGAACTTGTCGGCCGGCTCCGGGATGACGGGAATGCGGGCGCCGTTCGCGCCATGCTCCCAGAAACGCAGATCGCCTGCGAACTTGCGGACTTTGGGCTGTGCCATGGTGGTGCTGCTCCTACAGGTTGGGGACGGGCTCAAAGGTCTCGGTCAGACCAGCCCGCGCGGTGATCTGAGCGACGACGGCGGAATGCCCTGCGTCGTCTTCCAGGGTTGCCATCTGGCTTTGAAGCAACTCAAACGTGGTGATGCCCTTGGGCAGCAGCTTGTCGTTGAAGGTCAACACGCGAATCAGGTCGTACCTGGCGCGGTGCACGAGCAGTCGAGGGTTCACCGCACCGCTCTCTCGCGGCACCTCAAACTCAATCGTGACCGAGGCGTCGGAGTTGACCTGGGCAGACCCACCACCGACGCGCGACAGCTGCTGGACCGAAATGAGCGTGGCTGGTCCCGACTGATCCTCATCCAGCTCGGCATCGTCGACAACGATCAGCCCCGCACCTATGTCGGTCAGGAATCCGGCGCTGGCTCGGATCATCTGCACTCGACCGCGCAAGAACTCGACCAGCTGCCAGGAAAGGGGTTCGGGTCGCTCAGCCACGACGCACCAGCCAGACGCTGCGCGAGCCGTCGTCACTGAGCTTCTTTGAGGTCACGAACACCTCGCCGCCAATCTCTACATGGTCACCCTGGTCAGGTTCGACATCTGCACGCAGAAATGACACTTCGACACGGCCGGCGACGAACTGCCGAAGCTCGCCGATGGTCTCTACGTCGCGATCGATGTAGACCCTCACGCCCTCAGTGACAGTCCCATTCTTCACCGCCGTCACCTTGGCCGTGGAGGCCATCCCGGCAAGGGCCATCGAAGCGTGGATCGTCGCGTCCATGTCACGCAGGAACTCCAGCTCGCTCACCGCGCACCTCCCGAACACAGCATCGCGTAAGCCTGCAGCGCCCTCACCTGGGCGTCGCACTGGGCGGCGGCGCCAATAGCTCGGCCCGCACTTTCAATTCGGTCGTCGGCTCGACCATCAGGCTGGCTGCCGGCAGCGGCGGCCGCGGACAGCTCTGCGGTGGCGACGGACGCTTGCCAACGCTGGTGCAGGCGCTGGTTGCCAGCGCGAAGATCAGCGACGAGGAGATCAGATGCCTTCTGTGCATCGTTCTTTTCCTTTTCGTACTTGGACGCCAGGTTGTTCGCTGCTGCGGCGGTGCCACGCTCTACCTTCAGGGTTTCGTAGGCGGCATCGGCCTCAGCTCGGGCAGCGTCACGCTCACCCTGCATGGCGTCACGGCTCGCCACAGCCTTGTCGGCCGCACGGTGAGCGATGGACACCGAACCACGCTGCCAGACAATGACACCCAGCAGCAGAAGGACGGCGGTGATGAGGGCGCGGATCATGCCGACACCACCGGACTTTCGGGAGGGATGATCGCGCCCACGCTTCGCATCGCCGCTTCCAGGGACATGATGCGCAGACGTAGCCTGTGCGCTTCCTCCTGAGCAGCCATGCGCAGCTTGATCTCTTCCATGAGCTTTTCTGTGGTTGCGGTGAGGCTGCTCTCCAGCGAGTCCACACGCCGGACAAGCCCGTTCAGGAGTTCAACGTTGGCGTCCGTCTCGGTGCGCTCCTTCCTACGCGAAAGCAGCACCGTCCAGGTCTCACGCAGGAGCCAGAGGGCCACTACACTGCCAGCCGCCCACCAAGGTGCATGCGCATTGACCTCGCCCCCGACCATTACGAGAGCGCCTCAACGATGCCGGCCGCGATCACCTCGCGTCGCCAGAACAGTCCGCCGTTCTCGTGCTTGGCGATCGCGGTGGCGAGCCTTTCCAAGGTCACGGCGTTGTCCAACCTGATGACCTCGCTCGGGCTTACGCCGACCGCCTTGGCGACCTCCTGCACGTATGCCGAAGTGTCGTTCTCCACCGGAGGCGCCCAGCGCCCGATGATCTCCTTCACCGTACGCAAGCCGTGCTTGCGCTGGTAGGTGATCAGCGTCTTTGCCAGGGCGCGGAAGCCGGCCTGCGGGGTCAGGAACACGCAGAACCGGCCCTCGCGGGCGATGGCAGCGGCGGAACGATCCTCGCCCTGCCACGGCGTGCTGGTGCGATCGATGTTGCCAGGATTGTTGTTGCGTACGCCGCGCGGCGTGCTGGTGGCGCTCATGCGATCCCCCGTTGTCGCTTTGGAAGAACCGGCACCGCTCACGCCACCCGGGCGTATGTGAGCGGTGCCGGCCAAGACTTACGCCGACTTCACCGCACCCGAGCCCGGGGTCAGCTTTGCCAGCACGGTTGCACTGCCATTGCCAGCGGCAGCGATAGCCACGGCGCAGTTCTCCAGGTCGCCAGTATCTGCACCGGCGACGATCAGCTGCCCGCCCTGGGCGTCCCAGGTCAGCCCAGCACCCGCAGCAATGTTGGCGCTGGCGAGCTTCGGCAGTTCGAACACACCCTCGATCTGGGCACTGCCCTTGGCGCCGGCGGGGATGTCCACCAATGCGACGGCCAACAGCTGGCCGACAATGGATGCCTGTCCACTGACCAGGGCGGATGCCGCGATGATGTCGATCACCGCACCCGGAAACTTGTAGTTCTTCGCCATGATGATGGTCCTCAGTTGGCGTCTTGCGTGGATGAAATAGGTGAACCCGGCTGCGGCAGGAGCGCCGCAGCCGAGTGGCCGGTTACTCGCCCGGGTTGAAGGCAGCGCCGCGCCAGCCCACCGCGCCCACGCCGTACTTGTGAACGACCTTCCAGCTGAGGCCATCAGTGCGGAAGTTGGTCTCCTGCTCCAGCACTGGCGTCTGCACGCCATTGAGGAAAGCGACTTCGATCACCGGCTCCACATTCGGATCGGCGAAGCCGTACCAGCCCTTGCCGGTCCCCAGGCGCGGGGAGGTGATGATGTCGCTGAAGGTAGCGCGCGAGGTGTTGTTGACCTGGAACTTGCCGGTCACGTCCGGGTCGTATTCGCTGTTGTTCACCAGGTTCGCGCGGCCGTGCATGGCGACCGTACCCAGGAACCGCGACAGCGAGATATCAAGGTAGTCATTGCCGGCCGGGTCCATCTGCAGCGCCATCATCTGGCGCATCGCGTCGAAAGAATCGACTGACACGGCAGCGCCAGTTGCGATGTTGCCGTGCTCCGCATGGAACAGCGTGTTGCCGTCATTCATGACCGGCCCCAGACCGCCGTTCTGCTTAAGCACGTCGTAGACGTCCTTTTCGATCGTGCGGCCTGCGGCCTGGCCCAGCGCCGTGGTGATGCGCACGAACGCGCCCAGGTCGTCGTTCACCAGCACTTCCGGGGTGATCTGCAGGATGCGCCCCTTGCGAGCGCCCTTGATGGTCTCGACCTCGCCATCGCCCAGCACGCCGTTCTCGTACTCGCCCGCTTCATTGACCGGCTTCAGGTCGGAGAACGAGGAAAGATGGTAGCGGCTGTGCGGACGGTAGTCGGACAGCGTGCCGGTTGCGCAGAATCGGGTCCAGGTGAACTGCTGCAGGTTGTAGGCCCCGACCAGAACCCGGTGCAGCACGTTCTCAAGCAGAACCGGGAAGTCGCTGGTGGTCTGCACAGCCAGAACACGGCGCGCAATTTGCTCGCGATCCATGCCACGCGTGTGCACACCGGCCTGGATCAGCGAGCGCTCGGCGAGCGCCAGCAGGGTGGTGTGCGCGTAGGGGTTGCCATTGCGTGCGGATTCGGCGTCTGCACCGGTCAACACGCCGGCACGAGCCAGAAGCGCATTGACCTGGGCGCGACGCTGGTTGTCCTCCTCCGGCACCACGTCCGTGATGCTGAAGCCGCCAGCCAGCGGCTGACCGCTTGCCGCCAGCTTAGCCAGCAGCTTGCCGCGCGCCACGTCTTCGGTGATCGCAGCATCAGCCAGGCACTCGGCCTCCAGCGCCTGGACGCCGCTGACCTCACGGAATCCGGCGAAGACGGTGCGAATGGCCGCGTTGCGGGCCGAGATTGCCGCCATCACCTGCTCGACCGTTGCAGCCGGCGCCGAGGCCGCGGGCGCGACAGCAGCGGCTGCGACCGGCGGAGCCGGAGTGGCGGGTACGGGCGATGCCGGGACGGCGGGGGTCGGTGCAGCCGGAGCGGTGCCCGCCTGCGCCATGATCAGTTGGCACTGCTGTTTCATGCTGGTTTCCTCAAGGTGGGCCACAACGGCCCGCTGGTGAACCTCGCGGAGCGAGGCGAAGGCTGAAGCGGTGGTGGTTGCCTGGATGTGCTTGCGCAGCAGGGCATGCACAGCGCCCTCGGTACCGGAGATCGCGCTCACATAGGACAGCAGCGCTGCTGCCGCGACGGAGTCCGCAGGCTCGGGCTGCACGTCGGGAATGACTTCGCTGATCAGGCCCAGTGCCAGCGCCTCGGCTGCGGTCAGCCAGTGGTCCTTGCGATCGGTCAGCATCGTCTCGATGTCGGCCGGGTCCTTGGCGCGACCCGAGTACGTCACCAGCATCTGACGCCCATAGACGTCGATCTGATCGGCCCGCTCGCGCAGGTCGCCAGCGAAGCCCCAGCCACCGCCCTGCGGGCCGTGCAGCATCAGCATCGTGTTCTCGTGCATGCGACGGGTGCTGCCGGCCATGGCGATCAGGCTGGCGATGCTGGCGGCGACACCGTCCACGGTGACGTTGATCGTCGCCGGATGCTGCTTCAGTGCGTTGTAGATCGCCAAGCCATCGGTGACCACGCCGCCATCGGAGTTGATCCGTACGTTGATCACGCTCGCGGTGGTCCCGGCCAGCTGCTCGACTACGCTGGCAGCAGTGACGCCTTCACCCCAGAAGTAGTCACCGATTGGACCGTAGATCAGCAGCTCGGCCTCACCGCCGCTGGTGGTGTTCAACGCGAGGACCGACTTACCCTTTGCCTCCGGCTGCAGCGCCTCGATGTCGCTTGCGTCGAATGCAAATGTCGCTGCCAATACAGCGCCAAGCGCCGCTGCCATGGCGTTACGGGTGAGGTGATTCATTGCAGATCCTCGGAAGGGGTTGGAATGGAACTGGCATCAGCGCTGGCCTGGGCCACGCCTGCGTCACTCACCTGGCCCGGATCGCTGTCCAGGGTGATCCCCAGGTCACGCGCCCACTTACGTTCGTTGCGGATCTCTTCCAGCGTGTCGTACATGCGCCCGCCGCGTTCGCTGATGACTGAAGTGAGCGAGCGGATGCCGGCGCGGATCATCATGCGAAGGCCGGTCGCCTCATGGACCGGGTTGATCCACGGCATCACCGGTGGCATGTACATCGCATCAGTCACCGTTGTCATCGAAACGCCGCGCGGAACGATCAGCTCGCCGGAGGCAATCGCAGCCTGGATGAAGCGCTCATAGATCGGCCGGACAATCTGCGAGATCACCTCATAGGCCAGAACGCCGTATGCGCCGTACTGCTCAACCAGCTCTTGCCGCTGAGCGGAATAGGTACCGTTGTAGTTCTTCGACAGCGACGAGAACGACACCCGCATACCACCGGCCACCGCTCGCAGCTGCCCGTTGCGGTAGGTCTCCAGGTTGGGGTTGGGGCGATTGGTATCGACGGTACCAACGCTCTCGCCCTTCACCAGGTCATCGAACACCATGCCTGGCTGGAACCGCATGCTGCGCCGCTCGGGAACTGTCTCGTTCTCGCCATAGCTCTGCGGATCACCCTTGATGATGAACGCCGCCATGCTTGCTGCGATCTTGGCGGCCACACGCTCGGATTCCTCGTAGTCCTTAAGGTCATCCAGGCGAGTGAGGACAGACGCCAGCAGGCTGACGCCGCGCACCTGCCCGATCCGATCAACCATCTTTGCGTGATGAACGAAGTCTGCGCTCACGCGTTTCACTTCCGGCATGACCGCATTCGGGTCGCCCGGATGCTGTTTGTACAGGTGATAGGCGATGGGGCGGTTCCATGCGCTCCGCTCCACGCCCTGCATGATGTTCCGACCGGGATCGTTCAGATCCATTGGCAGAAGGTCGGGCTCAATCATCTCGATGCTGTAAGGCACAACAGTGCCATGGTCGAGGTACGGCACCGGCCCGATCAGATCCTGGTACAGGCACTCGCCGTCTCGGAACAGGGTCCGGGTCATCAGCCGCTGTGCCGCACCGAAGTCATGGCACCAGGTGACTTCCGGACGCTTCCAGAAATCCCGCAGCAGCGGGGTGATCTGATCGACCAGGGACTCCACGATGTTCCCGTTCTCGTCGCGCGGCTGCGGCTCGATGCCGATGCCATCTCGGCCGATCACGTTCTGGACCATCTGGTTGAAGCCGTTCACCACGATGTCGTGGTTCCGGTCCAGGTGCCTCGCCTGGGTACGGATTCGGGTCGCGCCACTGGCAACTGCCGTGTTGCCCGAACCAAACTCGCGCGCAGCCTCCCGCAGGCGGCTAGGCGTGGCGCCGTCGTACGCGCTGCTGTAGGCGGCGATACGCGCGCGCGCCATTGCACGCTTTGCGCCCCAGCCGGGGGCCACAGCGGCGATGGCGCGATCAAGGCGGTTCACTCGCCCCCCCGGAAATCGGCAAGAGCCACGGACAGGCGGCTACCGCCTCGCGCCTGCGCGTTCACTTTGGCTTCCCACTCGCGCCGACCCGCACGAATCTCCGCCAAGTCAGCACGGTTCAGCTGCCGCTCCCCCATGCGGAAGGACTGACCCTGCAGTACCGCAGCCTCGGCGGCCAGGTACGTCTGCAGCATGATTTGAGCGGGACTCGGCATGGAGATAGTTTGGAGACGAGGTCGTCTCAACCGTTACCAGCCGCGTGAGACGATCAAGAATCCACCCCACGCAGAATCAGTCACTTACAAGGCAGCCGTCTCAATCTTTGTCAGAGGGTGAGACGGACCTTGAATTCTCAGCTCGCTTTCGTTGGTTTAGGCAATCCGCCAGGGAACAAGCGATAGAGAGCGGCTCTCGATATCCCATGCCTGCGGCAGACCAATCGCCAGCTCTGTCCCTCAGTTAGTTCGGCGCGGATCACCTCCACGCGTGCACACGGCTTGTCCTGCACAGCCGCCTTGGGAATGTGTAGACGCTCACCGCCATACTCGGTTTGCAGAACGGTCAGTACCGCCGTCGCATAGGGCATCGCGTGCTCCTCGTTCAAGCCGGTTTGCTCGACGATGCCTCGAATCACCAGGCGACGCAGCTGCTCGGCAGCATCGATGTCGCGCGAGTTGCTCATAGGCGGCTACTCCAACCGCTCGACCCAAACTCATCGCGTGACGTTTCACGGGAATCGCGCGCGACCCGCACCTGGGGCGGCGGGGGCCTTTTCACGACCTGGGTCACCGACGGCGCAGGCAATGCAACGTCCGCCGCCGGCAATGCAGCGGCCGGCGGGAGGCTGAATAGATCGTTCTCCGGTTGCACCTGCTCCTCCAACTGATCCCACCACTTCGCCTTCTTGGGCCCCCACAGGTCGAGCCGTTCCTCCAGCCATATTTCGTAGGTCAGGCAGTCCTTGACCTCGATTCGCTTGCGCGTCGCGGTCCACCTGGACTCCGACCCACCCTTCATCCTCCGCGTAGCGCGAATCTCGCCCGCCAGCTGTTTGAACCATTCGGGCGAGAGCTGATCTGACAGATGCACGTAGCCCGGGCCCGGAACGGCAACGTCCAGCCGCGACTGGAACCGATCCTTCGCGAGGTTCGTGCCCACGTGCCAGAGCACCGGGCCGTGCTTCTCGATACGCCCATTGAAGCGGTAGCTGACGCGGCTGTTGCCGTTCTCGATGGACCGCTCCTGGCCGCTCGCGCCCTTCACCGCATGCACACGCAGCGCCTTCAGTTTGTGTGCGAAGGCGTACACAGCGTCGGCATGGTGACCGCCCGAGTCGATCGCGGTGGCATAAATACGTTGCGCCCTGCCGCTGGCGTGTGTGTATTCCTGCTCACGCAGGAACGCCTCAGCCTCGTTCCAGACCTCCATCTGCGCAGGGTTACCGAAGAACACGCGGTGGTCGATCGTCCACATTTGCCCCCCTCGCCCGACGCCCCAGACGCCAGCCTCTAGCCGGTTGTCCTGGGTATCCATACCGCACAGGAGCAGCAAGCAGTCGCGGGGCATCGTCTTGAGCGGGAATGGCTCAGCCCTGTTCACCAGCTCATCAGCGTCCGTGCGTTCGACCTCTCCCTCCCAGGTCTCACCCAGAGTCGTGTTGGTCCACGCCTTCAGCTTGCTGTCGTCGCCTTCTTGGTGCTTGGTGTACGCCTCCAGGAACTCCCGGACAATCTGCTGCCACGCAACAGCCGGGCTGTAGGCGGTCCAAATATGAAGCGCCACATGTCGCGGAGCCTGGACCACATGGCCCTCCGGCGTGGTGAAACGGCCATCGGAGCGCAGCCAGAGGTCTCCGCGCGAGTTCACCCATTCGCCCTGCTCAGCGGTCAGCAGATACTCGGCCTGCGTCATGGGATAGGTACAGTGCGGACAAAGGTGGTAGACCTGGACAACGCCACCAGTCGCGTCTCGCTCGAATTTGAAGCCGTGCGATTCGTCCTTGCCACCCCACGTCAGCGCATGGAAGGCATCGCATTGTGGGCAGCGCACCTGGTAGGTGAATCGCTCATCCGCCTGCGAGTAGCGCGTATCCACCAGGCTGAAGCCCTTGAGCTTCGGAGTGCTGCCAGCAACAAGCTTGGGAAAGGTCGCGCCTTCC